TCGACAGCCGTCTCGATAAAGTCGAGATGACGATGCACAAAGAGTTTGTTAGAAAGGACGAGTTGTTACCGATGATGGATCGCCTTGACCAACGCATCCAACGCATCGATGAAAAACTCGACCGTATCCTCATCAACGGCAGAAATCCGTCTGCGTGACGTAGCGATGTACTACAACAATCAGGAGCATCAGAACTTTGCTCTTGATTTCTTGCAGGATCACATCCCTGACGGAATACTGGCGAAATTTGCAGATTATTGGAAGAGTGGTCCAAAAAACGTCGTACCTAACGACGGTCGAGTATCTTGATGGAGAACTCGTATAAATAGTTATGGATTTCTCTGATCCTGCAGTTCAAGCGGTCCTGTGGTCGCTGGCCTTTGCTGTGTCCGAATTGATCGGTGCATCAAAGATGAAAGAAAACGGCCTCGTACAATTGGGGTTGAAACTGTTTAAAACCGCGTATGGCAGCTTCTCCAAAAAAGTCTCTAAATAAGACTACTGGCCTTGCATCAGAAGACGATCTGTATTCACTCCACCGATTGGTGGCTACGAAGCTGATCGATCAACTGAATCGTGAGGATGTAAAAGCTTCTGACCTTGCTAACGCTATTAAGTTCCTTAAGGACCAGGGTATTACTGCTCTGAACGGTGGTGACGTTAGCGCTATCTCTGAGATGATTTCTGCACTTCCAGAAGTCGATATCAAGAAGGTTAGAAGCTATATTGGTGCATAGGGACACAAAACCCTATATGTACCAAGCAAAGCCCCCGGTATGGTGAGTCAATCGCCTGCTGGGGGTTTTGTGTATCTAACTCCTGATGCAGCTATGGCTAACCTCCAAGCGCTACAGCGACGAGAAGCAGTTAAGCAGTGGAGACAATCAATCAAAGATGCGTTCGGTTGTAAATGTGCCTATTGCGGTTGTAAAACAGAAAAGTTAACTCTTGATCACGTTCATCCAAAAACTAAAGGCGGTGAGGACCTAGCTACGAACATTGTTCCCGCTTGTACCTGTTGTAACCACGCCAAAGGCAGTTCTAACTGGAGAATGTGGTTTAAAAATCAACCTCATTATTGTGAGGAGCGAGAACTGGTTATCGACAAATGGATGAACTGCCTCCTATGCCCAATCTCAATCTCTCCGTAGAGCAAGAGCTCAGGATGGAGCGGATTAAACGAGATCTGCCAAACGTTAGTCGTAAAGACTTGGAAGAGTTTGCCCTGCAGTTCGCCAAGATGAACCTAATCCTGCAGAATAACTTGAGCCAAGTATTTAAGTGGGCTAGCAATGCCAAGGGTCAGTAGAGAAACAGAACGCATTATCCAGGAATCTGTAGAAAGCTTTCCTGTTTTTGCTACTCACCTTTGGCACTACCTACGACTGCCAAGTCCTACCCCTGTTCAGTACCAGTTGGCTGATTACCTCCAGAACGGCCCTGAACGACGCATCATCATGGCGTACAGGGGCTGCGGAAAGAGCTTTCTAACGGCTGGCTACGTGCTTTGGAGGCTCCGTAGGGATCCAGATACCAAAGTGCTGGTTATATCGGCCGCACAGGACCGTGCAGACGCCTTCTCGGTGTTTTGTCATGACCTCCTGCGTAACTGGTTTATGGTCAAAGACCTGTTTCCTAGCGATACGCAGCGATTTAGCAAAGTTGCGTTTGATGTTTACGGTGCTAAGCCCGATCAAAGTCCCTCAGTACGCTCTAGCGGCATCTTTGGTCAAATCACGGGCTCTCGTGCAGACCTCATTGTCGCTGACGACGTAGAAACACCTCAGTCCTGCGAAACACAACTCATCAGAGACAAACTCCGGGAATCAATTAAAGAGTTTGACTCCGTGATTAAGCCTGGTGGTGAAATTGTGTTTCTCGGAACGCCTCATACCCAAGACTCGATCTACGCAAAGCTTGAGCTGGCGGGTTACTCCTGTCGTATCTGGCCAGCGTTGTACCCAACAGCCAAGAAACGACAGAACTACTACGGTCACCGCTTAGCACCCAAGATTCAAGCAGACCTAGATGAAGACAAGAGCCTAGCTGGACATCCAGTAGACCCTCGTCGCTTTGGGTGGGAGGAGTTAGAGGCGCGTCAGCTCTCTATTGGTAAATCTACGTTCAACCTTCAGTTTCTCCTTGACATCTCACTGAGTGATGAAGAGAAATTTCCCCTCAAACTCAAGGACCTCTGTGTATTTCGCCTAAACCGCGAACAAGGCCCTGACAAAGTGGTGTGGATGGCTAACGGCGATAAAGCCCTAGACCTCCCCTCTGTTGGTCTTCACGGTGATTTGTTCTACAAGCCTGCACAAATCGGCTCTGAGTTTCTGGATTACACCGGAGTCGTGATGAGTGTTGACCCTTCCGGCAGAGGCTCTGACGAGCTCGGTTATGCAGTAGTCGCCTACTTGAACGGTAACCTTTTCCTGTTGGCGAGCGGTGGCCTTCGGGGAGGTTACAGCGAGACAAATCTTAAAAAGCTCGCTGTCATCGCTAAAGAATTTAAGGTCAAGCAAATATTGGTTGAAAGTAACCTCGGCCTCGGGATGTTCTCTGAGCTTCTCAAACGTTACTTGGGAACGATTTACCCCTGCAGCATTGAAGAGGTCCGACACACAAAACAAAAGGAAGTCAGGATCATTGACACCCTTGAGCCGGTCTTGAACCAACACAGGCTCATGGTTGACACTGACGTAATCACTAAGGATCTCTCCTCCACAGAGTGCTATCCAACTGAAACTCGAAGTCAGTACCAACTCTTCTTTCAGCTCACCCGTATTACTAAGGAGAAAAACTCCATTCGGCATGATGACCGCCTCGATGCTTTAGCAATGGCTGTCCAGTACTTTACGGAGTCCATGGCGCAAACGGAAAAGAACGCTATGGCTGCTCGTTTAGCAGAACAGTGGGAACTGGAACGAAAGTTCATCCAAGGGGATGGTGGCCTCTCTGTGGACGTTATGGGATACGCAACGTCGTTAGAGGACCTTCAGAGGGCCTCTATGGCCTCTGTAGGGGGTGCTAACTGGTTAGATACCTAAAGCACCCCACAAGGGCCTTCTAGGGGCTTCTAGAGGGCTCTCAGATGCTTCTCGATGCGGTTGTTGTGCTCACGAAGTTTTTCGTTGGTTTCGGCTTTAATCCAAGTCTCAGCTGTTTCAGCAGGACCCATTTCAGCCCAAGAACCAGAACGAACTAATTCCCAATACTGATCGTTAGTGACGTTGATTTGAAGCTCCCAAGAGCCGTCAGTCTGTTGAGTTGCAGTGGCCACGGTGGGTCGCATCCGAAAAGAACAGCCGCACCTTAGGACATACGGCCAAAAACCAGTTTTAAAACCGTCTACACCGCTCCTAGGTGCTCATCAAGAGCTTCGGCTACCTCTTCAGAGGAATAAACCTCTCCAGCCATCACCATAACGACGTACTCCCCTGGTGTTTGCTTGAAATCAGCACCAAGCTTTACCAACTTCCAATACAGGTCATCAGAAACAATTACCTCCATACTCCAGGTCTTTCCGTCTTTGTGAGGCCAGTCCATAGGGGTACATACGAAAAGAACAGCCACAACTTAAGGACCCCCTAACGGGACATACGCAAAAACAGCCACTTTTAAAACCGTCTACTCGCACTTAGGTGCATACGGTCGTTATAATCTCTTTAATAGTTCTAAAGGGGTCTTTACTAAAGAGTTTTAAAGGTTGTTGTTGAGTTGGTCCTTAAGGACCCTTAAAGACCTTAAACTCTCTAGGACTCTTAAAGACTCTTAATGACTGTCAACCTAGTTACCAGAACAGATAAAGCAGAAGAGCTTCTGGTGTTTATGGCTAGGGTTAGTAACCCAGCTAATCAGTCCTCTAACCTCAACAACGAGAGACTGATTAACTACCTCATTAAGCACCGTCATTGGTCTCCCTTTGAGATGGTGCATCTGGTACTAGAAATCAATACCACCAGATCTATTGCTGCTCAGATCCTTAGGCACAGATCGTTCTCGTTCCAAGAGTTCTCTCAGAGATACGCAGATGTCAAAGAGCTAGGAGCAGCAATAACTCCTCACCTCAGAAGACAAGACACCAAAAACAGACAGAACTCTATTGATGATCTCGATCCTCAGAAGACTCAGATCTTCTACAGGAGGATCAATCAGCTCTTTGAAGAGTCCCAAGACCTCTACAGAGAGATGGTGAGTAGTGGGGTAGCTAAGGAATCAGCACGGGATGTTCTTCCTCTTGCTACTAAGACTCGGCTGTATATGTCTGGAACCCTAAGGAGCTGGATTCACTACATTGATTTGAGGACTGCTAACGGTACTCAACTAGAACATCAACACATTGCTATTCAGTGCAAAGAGATTTTCTGTAAAGAGTTCCCTACAGTAGGTAAAGCTCTTGGCTGGCTAAATGGCTCGCAACGGAACTAACGCTACGCGTAACTACCGTAAGGAATACGACAACTACCACTCCAAAAAGGAGCAACGGGAGAACCGTAGTAGCCGTAATAAGGCCCGTAGGAAGCTCGCTAAGGCGGGTTACAACCTAAAGGGAAAGGATGTAGATCATAAAGACGGTAACCCCCGCAATAACGGGCGTAAGAACCTCCGTGTGGTGAGCAAGGGGTACAACAGGTCTAAGAAGTAACGCAGAGGGGTTACAGGGGGTCCTAGAGGGGTCTTAGAGGGTTTTAAACGGGTCCTAAAGGGGGTCCCTTTTTTTATTTAAGGGGTCCAAAGGTTTTTGCTTCGGATTTTTGAGCACTAGTTGCTATATCGCCGCCCGCCGCTGCCCCCGGGGGGTATATGCGCCTTCCTGTATATATTGATATAGGCATTTAGCTTTTATGCGTTAACAGTCATAAAAACATTTGCTAATTCATAGTTGTTATGAGTACGGGTTAGCTTTTGCGGAGTCGTTATGAGTACGCAGAAGGGCCTGCAGCGGGTTTCAGTGGGCGGACATATACACGCGCCCATGGCCCCAACTAAAGACCGCTCAGAGAGCCTTCTAGGACCCTTAGAGAGCCTTTACAGAACTTAAGTAAAGCAATATGACAGCACTCCTGGGCTGGGTCCGTCCCAGGGGCTACCTTGTCCCGTGTCAGCCGATCGCTGACCTTTTCCTTTCCTTCTTCGACTTCATGAGAAACATTCGATTCAAGATTGAAAATTATTTCGGCATGACTCGCGCCTACCCGTTGAGTCAGGAAGCAATCTTGCTATGCCGTCTCTCAAAAACAAAGACCCTTTTACCTGGTGACATTGGCACCATTGCAGCGTTGGGCTATCAAGCTGTGA